TTTTTTTCTTTGCACTCTTGTTTATCTGTGTGTGTGTATATTTATATATCGGATGAAAAAAAAAGAATGTATTTAAATACGTTTTTTTCTGTTCCCGCTGTTTCATATGAAACATAAAACATACTGCAGTAAAAATCTGAAACTGATTAAATATCATTTAGGAAATAGAATCCTCCTTTTGCGGCTGGGGTAGTGGGCCAGATCCGTTGTCGGTCGTTTTCTGCTCGTGGTGTTGGGTTGATCCCGAGTGAGAGAAGTTCTTCGATCTTTGGGAAATCGGTTCGCTTCAACTGTTCGAGTGTACCATAGTAGCCTGCTCTAATCATCCATTTGAGTGCTGTCCATTTGACTTTGATTCCTTTGCGTTTCACAAGTTTGTTGAAAATGTGTTCGCATAGATTGTGGAATCTTTCGCTTGAGCCGAGTGCGGCTTGTGCGAGTCCAACTGCTGATGCAGCTAGGCGTCCGAGGTCTTGCGGCCTCTCTGGAAACATCAAGTGTCTGAGAAGGTCCTCTTCGGTGCGGTAAGGTGTACCGTGCCAATTCGGGTAGCTCAAGACTGATGCCTGGTGGGCATGTGCTTGTATGAAAGACTTCTTCACGTTGAGAACTGCGTTGAAGTATTTCAAAGCGGCTGCTGAAAACATGATTAGGAAGTCGTTTCCGTAGATACGAAACATCTGCTCGAAGAAGCGGACGATAGAATCGTCGCCCTGAAAGCGAGCCCAGAACTGAGGGCTGGTCACGTCGACGCCGAGTGCGATCAAGCATGTGTAAATCATGATAGCGTTAGCGAAGGTGTCCATCAGTTGGGTCTGTTGGTATCCTGAGCCGAAGCCATTCCAGTTCCATTGCCATAGCTCTCCATTTGGTAGAAGAATTGGGGTGCCTGTAATTGAGTGGCACATCCATTGCCATAGACGCTCAATCCGTTCGGGGTTCCGTGGATTTGCGTTTGGATATTGGTTTGTTGGTTCGTAGCGAGTGAAGTCGAAATATGATCTCCAGATTATGTGGACGATTCTGATCAACTGGTGCAGTAGACGTTTGTCAAACTGACTCCAATCGAGTCCGATCACCGTTGATGGTGGTCCTGATTCGTACATTTCTGAAAATAGCTTTCGCCATCCTCCTTTGCTCATTTCTCTTCCCCAGAGGAGACGTCCTGCGTCTGTATGATTCTGTGGATGAGTGGTCTGTTGTAGATGAAAATCTCGTCGTATAGATTGTGGAATGAG